TTCGTGAGCTGTACGTACCCATTCCATTACTGCTTGTGCTCCGGAAGGTACAATGGCATCATACATGGTCATTGCAATATCTCCCCACTTACAAATACCTTTATGCTTACGGATTACGTTAATATGCGAGATAACCACTTCACCACATTCTAACTGTGGACGAGCTATCTTCTTACATAAGAATGATGGAATACCATCAATCTGTAAGATAAATCTGTTCTGCACCTTCGGTTCGAAGGGTGTGTAGAACATTTCGCTATTTTCTATTAAGTTTGCCATTGTGTTGTTTTCTTATATATATTAAATGTTAGTAAAAGTTGCACCAGTTGGTAACACATTAAAGTCGAGGATGATAAATTCAGCTGCTTTTGCAGGTTGAAGATAAATCTGACCATACATAATGTTACGATCAATTACATCTGGAGTATTGTTTGTTTCATCCATTACAACTCGGAAAGCATATAAACCTTGACGAGATTTTACAGTTTCTAAGTATGGATTAACAATGTTCAAGAATCTTTGACGAGTTGCTGTAGTATTGTTTTCGAATACCAAGTAGCGACTTGAACTTGCAATAAACTTCTTTAAAGTGATCAACAAACGGCGTACATTGATACGATCTAGTGCTGATGGCTTTGCTTGAAGTGTCTTTTGACCCCAGATACAAATTCCTTGGTTAGGGAATGTTGCAATTGCATTAAGTTTATTTTCATATAAGTCATTGCGAGTTGCTTGACTTAGACGTAATTCAATATCAATTGCATCTGTAATTCCACCACGATTTAAACCTGCAGGTGCATACCATTCGTAAGCTACTGTATCGTTGTAAGCTACAACTCGTGGTACTACTACTGATGGTGGAACCCAAACTGGTTTGTTTTTATCTGTGTCAAGTATCTTAACCCAAGGCCAGTATGTTGCTACATAGTTAGAATCAATTCCACTATCTGCTACTGCAGCTACTGCCGCATCAGCTGTGCTTCCTTGAATAACTGGATCAGCAATTACAAACGCATCACCTCTATCTTCAGCTACTTCAATAGCTTTGTTAATGATAGCTGAGTGATCTGCGATTGTTGCACCTGGTGTTACAATTAAGTTTACATCATATTCATCAGCATTGCTGATTACATTAAGAGCTTTAATATATCCTACAGATCCTGCAGTAGTTGTAGTACTACAGTTCATACCAAACAAGTTTGTACTTGTGATGTTAGATCCTACGTTTTTAGCGATTGCTGGATCCATTCCATCAAAACCACCTTGCAATGGTGCTGAGAATTTCAAGAAAGTAGAGATATCTAATCCTTCAAAAGTTGAACCTGAGATGCTACGTCCTGCTGCAATTACTGAACTTGCATTTGCTACAGATGCGCTTGGGTGAACAAAACACTCATCCAAGTTGAAAGCACTACCTACTGTAGTAGTTCCATTAGCTAAAGGTGCTAAGAAGTTTGCATTATCTGTTTTTGTGTAATCCCAACCGTAGTAAGCTTTTTTACTGTAAGCGCTGTTCACTTCAGTGTTTTCTGTTACTAATGTTGGATTTGGCATTGCATAGCTTGAAGAGATTGGCTGTACTACTGCTGCAAATCCGAATGGTTTAACATTAGGAGTAATTGCTTTTGCAGCTACTGCTGTATCTGCTTCAATACGAATGTATCGAGATACGTTATCATAATCACCAGTGATTGATACAACTCCTGCTGAACTTACACTGTATGATTTATCTCCAATTCGACGAGCAATGTAATTTACAGAGTCTGGATCGAGGTTAACGTTGTTGTAGGTTTCAAGTACATTTGGTCTTTGATCAGTATCTAAATAATCACGAATAACAACTGTGAAAGATCCATAATCTGAACCTGGATCTCCTCCAGGAAGTACGTTATTGATAATGCTAATCTTATACGCTTGATTTGTATCAGTACCATCAGCTAAAGCATGAATCTTAAAGAGATTTAACTTTTCGTTACCAATGATCTGTGATTGAATCCAAGGAGTTGATGCTGGTGCATACTCACCTGCAGATCCTGAAAGGTTTACAAATGTGTTTGCTGATTGAGATACAAAGCTGATTGATGTACCAGTTGAAGAGTATACTGATGTAAGATACTCACCAAACCAAGTGTACATATATCCTTTTTTAGATCCTTTTACAGATGTACCAAGTACGTTTGCAAAAGAACTAACACTTGATGGATCTGCGGAAGCTGTTAAAGCTTGTGCAGTTACACCAGAGCCTGATAATGTGAATCCGAAAGATCCAGTGATACTTCCATTAGTGAATGTTGATTTTGTGTATCCTTTTCCAGTTGAACTTCCAACTGTTGTTGTTGGCATAATCACACCAACAAGTTTACTTACAGATCCTGTTGTTGCTATGATTTGTACAGCATCTGCATTGTATCCGCCTTCTTGTAAAACGCGAATAACTGTTACAGTGCTTGCACTTTTTAAGTAGCTTTGTACTGTATATGGTACATATGTTTCTTCACTTAATCCACCAAACTTTGCGATAAACTCGTCAAAGCTAGTGACAACTGTGGGAACAAAGGCAGGTCCTTTGACTGTAGGACCAATTATTGCAGCTCCAATTGCAGCAATACCTGCTGGTAAAAATGATAGGTCTCTTTCGTTTGTAAAGACACCTGGACTTACTATTCTTTCGGCCATTGTTAAGGTTTATTTTGTTTAATTTACATATAAATATCACAACGTAACCCTAAACAGTAAAAATTACTATTTGTTTGGAGTAAATACTCCCGATTCCAAATCTAACTGACCAGATCCATATCTGTCGTCAAGTTGCTTTGCTAATGCTTTTTCTTCAGTGTTTACTTCTATAATCTGAGACTCAATTGTTTGTTCTTGCTCTTTTAAGCTTTCAACATAAGCTTGTGCATTTTTTTGAGCGAGTTTTAATTGTACTAGTTGTATACCAAGTACGTTATACTTTTCTTGAAGCTTTTTAATTTGATCGAGCTCTTCTTGTGTAAATTGCTTAGTTTCCATGTAACTTGTTTTCTAATATAAATATACAAATTTTAACTAAACCTAACAAGTTCCAGTTTCTCTCCAACCGAACCCATCCCAATAATACCATATTGCTCCAGCACCTCCATCTTGAATTGAATATATTCCGAGAGGAGCTGATTGAGTTAGATCAAAATCGTTGTAAATTGGAATTTTATTGTCGTATGTGCTTTTTAGTGAAATGTTGTATGGGGCATATATTGTTGCTGAGGTGTTGGTCACAGAACAGAAGTTTCCAAACTCACTTGGCGGAGAAGTTTCGGGGTCTGTGTAAGCAACGTACACTGCTATGTCTTTAGGAGAGAGTGTCAACCGACTTCTAGATACTTTACCCGACAATCCTATTATTCCTAGCCTAGACATTTGTTATGGTTTTAAAGATCCAATCAATGCCACAGTCGTTTCCGTGATGTATTTTGCTACAATAGCAGATCCCACTTTATTTGCTTTTCTGTAATTGTCTTCTGAATACATAGTAATTCCAGTACCTGGAGTAAATGAGCAAGTGTAGTCTAATTGCGTAATAAAAAACTCATATTCGTAACCGGCTACAGAGCTAGTAAAGTGAATGTCAATTGCAACTGTGTCGGCTCGGACTGGATAAAAAACTCCTTGAGTTAAATCTATACTAGCTGTGTATGCTGCAGAACTTAGGTTTGATCCAACTTCTTTATACATTCTAGTTGTTTGTATTGTTGTTGGATCTAAAGATGACGCAGTTCCATACAAAGATCCGGTTATTCCTTGAGTTACGTTTAAAGATCCAGTAATTACAGCAGAGCCTGAATATGGAAATCCAGCACCTCCACTAGCATTAAGAGCGTATGAAGCTGTGGTAGCAAATGAAGCAGATGTTGCTTGTCCTATCAAGGATCCACTAAACGATCCAGTTGCTATGATGGTTGTAGTTGTTGATGTACCATCCAAAGCTTGAACAATGTTTAGGATGTCCTGAGCTTGGATTATATTTCCAGTTGCTAGATTTGACTTATTAATAAGA